AAGCATAGCGCGGCCCGGCTTAAAAGGCAAGGCAAAATAATTTGCCGGGGGCGCAATTTTTCGCTTGCCTTTTGCGCCGCCCCCGGCTAAAAGGGTTTTGCGACGGGGGAAAGGCCCCCGGTTATATAAAGGGAGTTCGATATGCAACGCCAAACCTGGCTTCCCGGTGGCCTTAACGGCTACGGCCAACCCGCCCCCATCGGGGAGCTGGACTGGATGGGGCTGGCTGGCGCGGTCGCCTTTCCGTGCGGCGCGCGGCCCTGGCTCTGGCAGGCCGAGACCCCCGGCGATGGGCTGATCCAGATCTGCGCCGCCGCCGAGGGCTGCGAGATCCACTACTACGACGGCGAGGGGCCGGACCACGAGTGCCAGAGCTGGCAGTTCGCAGCCCCCCTTACCGCCGCCATGGGATACGTGGTCGCAGATACGGCGCGGGGCTGGGTGCTCGCCGAGGGGCCGGAGGCGGCTGCGAAGCGGCTCGGATTTGAACCCAACTGATCGCAGGGGGCCGGGGAGGGTGGTTCATGCCCCCTCCCCGCTCGCACGGCGCTACGGGGTCATATGCACGGACCCCGAGAGGACCAAAGTCCCGGAACCGTTCTGTCAGGAACACTGAGGCCCAGGGGGGCGGGGAGGGCACCTCATGACCCCTCCCCCACCGCAGAGAGACCCCTCTCTCACGAAAAATATCACACCTACACGTGACGGGCTTGCCTTCAGGCTTGCGCTGATCTATCAGTGGCCCCATGCCAAAGGGTATCCGCAACGACGGCCAGCCGCACAAGCCCCAGGGGAACGCGCCGGACAAGCGCCCATTCTCCAAGAAGCCCCCCGAGGAGCGAGTGTCGACCTGGGGCAAGGCCAACCCCATCGCGGACCAGTCCGGCTGGCGGCGGAGCCTGCGCCCCGACCAGATCAAGTTCGACGACGTGGAGAAGGGTCGGTTCCTGGAGCAGATCCTGGTTCATGGGAAGAGGGCGCTCGCGGCCCAGGCGGCGGGCGTGTCGATGCAGACGGTCCGCAACCACCTGAAGCTGGACCCCGAGTTCGCCGAGCTGTTCGACCAGGCGCTCCAGGAGCGCGCGGAGCGCGTCACCCGGCAGATCGAGGAGGAGGCGCTGGAGGGCTTCGAGGAGCCGATCTTCCACGCCAAGACCGGCGAGCTGCTGGGGACCAAGCGTGTATATGAGACCCCCATCCGCCTCGCGATCCTGAAGCGCTACGACCCGGAGTACAAGGATCGCAGCGAGAGCACCGTGGTCGGTGCCATCGGGGTGCTGGTCGCCCCGGCCCAGATGAGCCCCCACGACTGGATCGCCCAGGAGCAGATGCGGAACGCCCAGCGGGCGGAGCCGGACCCCAACAACCTGGACGCCCCGGCGAGCGCCACCGCGCGCGCCGCGCACCGTCTCATGGCCCCACCGGAGGACAGCTGACATGCCCCGCGCACCCGACAGGGACGGCATCGACATCGGCCAGCACATGGCAACCCTCAACCTGTTCCGAGAGGCCGATGGCACTTTTTGGCTGACAGTGGCCCACGCCGGTCCGGCGGTGGCGGAGGCCGCGCGGCGCGCGGATGGCACCGTGCCGATGAACGTGGTGGCCGAGTGGGTCGAGGAGGCGGCGGCGCGGTTCATCCAGTCCTGGAAGACCTATCGCCACTCCAGCAGGAAGTGCTGACACCCCATGAGCGCCGACGCCCCCCTGGGCCCATTCACCCCGACCGATGAGGAGGAGTTCGCCGCGCGCCTGGCCGAGGCGCGGGCGGACATCGAGCGAGAGCCGTCGGTGGAGATCGACGGGCGGGAGGTTGTGTGGTCCCCGCAGCCCGGCTCTCAGACAGCCTTCATGAGCTGCCCCATCCAGGAGGTGCTCTACCACGGGACGCGCGGCCCCGGCAAGACCGACGCGCTGCTGATGGACTTCGCGCAGCACGTGGGCAAGGGTCACGGCGCGGCCTGGGCGGGCATCCTGTTCCGCCAGACCTATCCGCAGCTGGCGGACGTGCAGGCCAAGAGTGAGAAGTGGTTCCGGCGCATGTTTCCCGGTGCCAAGTTCAACTCGACCAAGATGCAGTGGACCTGGCCGGACGGCGAGCGCCTCCTGCTGCGCCACATGAGCAAGGTCTCGGACTATTACAACTACCACGGCCACGAGTATCCGTGGATCGGCTGGGAGGAGCTGTCCAACTGGCCCGACGACAGCTGCTTCAAGGCCATGTTCTCGACCAACCGCTGCTCGACGCCGGGGGTGCCCAGGAAGATCCGGGCGACGACCAACCCCTACGGCCCTGGGCACAGCTGGATCAAGGACCGTTACCGGCTTGAGGGTCAGTGGTGGAAGACCATAGTCATCGACGACGCGGTCGACGTGAAGGGACGGCCCGAGCCGCCGCGCGCGGCCATCCACGGCCACATCGACGAGAACCTGATCCTGCTGCGGTCGGACCCCAACTACAAGCGGACCCTGATCGCGTCGGCGGCCAATCCTGAGATGGCCAAGGCGTGGCTGAGCGGCAGCTGGGACATCGCCAGTGGCGGCATGTTCGGTGACGTCTGGAGCGAGAAGGTCAACGTGCTCGCCCCGTTCCCCATCCCACCGACCTGGCGGATCGACCGCTCGTTCGACTGGGGCAGCTCCCGCCCGTTCTCCGTGGGCTGGTGGGCGGAGAGCGATGGGTCGGACGTGCGGCTGCCGGATGGCCGGGTCATGTCGACCATCCGAGGCGACATCTTCCGGATCGCCGAGTGGTATGGCTGGACCGGCAAGCCCAACGAGGGCCTCCGCATGCTGGCGCGCGACGTCGCGCGGGGCATCATCGAGCGGGAGATCCAGTGGGGCTGGCGCGACCCGCACAGCGGCACGTGCCGAGTGCGCTCCGGCCCGGCGGATACCTCGATCTTCGACACTGAGAACGGCAACAGCATCGCGGTCGACATGGGGCGGCGGGTGCGCCTGCCCGATGGGCGGACCTACAAGGGCGTCCAGTGGACGCGCGCCGACAAGACGGCTGGCTCTCGCAAGAACGGCTGGGAGCAGATGCGGGAGGCGATGAAGAACGCCCACAACCCGCGCCGCCGCCTGGAGGACGGGACCGAGATCACCCTGCCCAGGGAGCTGCCTGGGCTGTTCGTGTTCAACGGCTGCCGCCAGTTCCTGCGGACCGTGCCCAACATCCCCCGCTCCGAGAAGGATCTGGACGATGTCGACACCGACGCCGAGGATCACGTCGCGGACGAGGCGCGCTACCGGGTGCGGCAGATGAACCTGCGCGTCCGCGGATCTCGCCTTGTCGGAATGCACTGACCGCGCTATGAGAGACGACCATGGGACTTGATGCACGCCACCCCTCCTACGTGGAGTACATGGACGACTGGCAGCTCATGCGCGACAGCATCGCGGGCGAGCGGCGGGTCAAGGAGCGCGGCCAGGTCTACCTGCCCGCGACCCAGGGCATGATCCACGACGGCATGACCAGCTCCGAGGCGGCGGGATACCCGGCCTATCAGGCCTACAAGACCCGCGCCGTCTACCCTGACTTCGTGTCGGAGGCGGTGGGTCACATGCTCGGCATCATGCATGCCCGGCCCCCCAAGATCGAGCTGCCCAGCCAGCTGGAGTTCCTGCGCGAGGCCGCGTCCTCGGATGGCGAGACCCTGGAGCAGCTGCTGCAGCGGATCAACGAGGAGCAGCTCTCGACCGGGCGCGTCGGGCTGATGCTCGACCTGCCCGAGGGGCCGCGCGTCGGCGCGCCCCAGCTCTACATCAGCCTCCACCGCGCGGAGGCAATTCTCAATTGGGACGTCAATCTGGCGTCCTCCGACCGCACCATTCTCAACCTGGTCACCCTGGACGAGAGCCGGTGGGAGCGCCTGCCCAGCCTTGAGTGGGAGTGGGAGGAGCGCTACCGCATCCTGGCCCTCGGCTCGCCCGCCGACAACGAGGCGACCGGGGTCTATGGCCAGGCGCTCAGCGAGGACAAGGCGGTGCCCACCTCCCTCCTCAGCCCGAGCGTCCGGGGCCAGACCCTGACCCAGGTGCCCTTCGTCTTCATCAATACCAAGGACTGCCTCCCGCAGCCGGACCGCCCGCCCCTCCTGGGCCTGGCGCGGCTGTGCATGACCATCTACCGGGGCGAGGCAGACTACCGCCAGAACCTGTTCATGCAGGGGCAGGACACCTTCGTCACGATCGGCGCGCCGGACACCGGCGAGGACGGCGAGCGCGTGGGCGCGGGTGCGATGCTCAATCTGCCCGCCAACGCCGACGCCAAGTATGTCGGGGTCAACTCCAATGGCCTGGCCGAGCAGCGCCAGGCGCTGGAGACCGACCGGGCCATGGCCTCCCAGCGGGCCGGGCAGCTGGCCACCGCCAAGTCGAAGTCGATCGAGAGCGGCGAGGCCCTGCAGACCCGCATCGCCTCCGTGACCGCCACCCTGAACAGCATCGCCCTGTGCGGCGCGGCGGGCCTGGAGCGGCTGCTGAAGATCGCCGCCACCTGGGTCGGGGCGGACCCCGAGGCTGTGCGCGTCGAGCCCAACCTCCAGTTCGGTGACCTGGCCTTCGGTCCGCGCGACATCGTCGAGCTGGCCAGCGCCCGGTCGATGGGCGCGCCGCTCAGCCGCAAGAGCTTCCACGACGTGCTCAAGGAGCGGGGCTTCACCCGCATGGACTACGAGGACGAGATCCGGGAGATCGAGGAGGAGGAGCGCTCCTCCTCCTCGATCTCCCGGATCTCGTCCTCGT